CGATCGCTACTGCAAGAGCAGCATAATCCTGTGCGCTCATTTCTTAGGAGTGGCATACCCAAAGATACCGGCAACGATTGATCCGAGGATGGCGCGATAGTCAAGGGAGAAGTTAGAGGTTGTACCCCATACAGCTAAGAATGCGCCGACTGAGATTATTGCTGGATGCTTCATATTCATTTAGTTGCTCCTAGTAGTGGGATTTGAAAGAACGAACCGTCTTGATCGCCTTTGCTAGTGAAAGATATATGGCAATGATGATCGTGCTTATTGATGCCTGTATAAGTTCTCCAACGCCATAGCGATTTAGAACTGGCAATCTTGCCTGCAAAGATGATGTACGAGATGCGTTTATCAGACTTTGCCAAGATGCGAAGTTGATCTGCCACATCGGGCATGATGTCGGGCTTAGCCTTGCCGGATAAATCGCGGTCAATGTCAATGGCACGAACCCAGCCTTGGCCATCTGGATTATGGTCAGACTTACGAGCTGAGTGCCGACTATCACCGATCCAGCCGTCTGAGGTACGGTCACGATCGCTAAAGTTGTCATCGAACTGTTCTCTTAATTGGATTGCTGCTTTAGATAACCGTGGCTTGATGCTCGACATTGCTGCATTCCCATCGCTTTAGGTTATTTAGTAACAATTCATCGTGCCCGCATTGAGGCATTGGTGCAATAAAGGCATCATCTATCGGATCATAGGTATAACCAATTCCAGCATAGTTATATCTAATGTTTCCATTGTAAGAAGTTCGTTTGCAAACTTGTCCTCTAACCTCTGAATAGGCTTGCTCCCAATCGGTGATGCCGTCTATTTCTTCCCATTCATCACGCCCAGGGATTACCTCGGTAACAATGTTATTCTCATCAAGGAACGCGTAATGAGCCATTAGATAGTTACCGTTCCTGTTCCGCCTGTAAATACATAAATCTTGTATCCGCCAGTATTTGATGTTGGTGTTGTGCCGCCGCCAGTCTTAACGAGTGTGCCGCCAATACCTGTTAAATCTGGGAAAGTGTTTGCGTATCGCAAAATCACAACACCCGACCCGCCCGCGCCGCCGATAGTTGCAGGATTGCTTGGAATTGCAAACGCGCCCCCACCACCGCCGCCGAGGTTTGGAGAACCAGCCGTAGGTGTTCTAGTTTCAGTTCCCGCTCCATTTCCTAATCCGCCACGACCGCCGCCGCCAGAACCACCGTTACCGCCTGTACCGCCTGCGCCGAAACCTGCACCTGCACCACCGCCGCCAGCGTAAGTTACTGCTGAACCTGAATAAGAATTACTTAAACCATCTCCGCCTGAGCCTGCTACTGAAGTATCTGTACCAGTACCACCAACTGCATTAGCACCACCACCGCCACCACCTGCAACATAACCACCGCTAGGGCCTGTGTCATTAGGACCAGCCGCTCCACCTGCGTTACCTTGACCAGATGGAGAAGCCGCGCCGCCAGCGTAACTTCTACGCCCACCGCCACCACCGCCAGAACCACCATCCGATCCAGCAATCCAATATCCACCACCACCGCCACCGCCAGTTGATGTGATAGATGATAAAACTGAATTATTACCATTACTTCCATTGACATTTGCTGCGGCTGCGGCTGCACCGCCCGCGCCGACTGTTACGGTAAATGATCCACTAACGCTAAAAGATGTTGCCGTCTTAAATCCACCTGCACCACCGCCACCAGAACCATAATCGTAAGCACCACCACCACCGCCAGCGACTACCAAGTAATCAATACTCGATACTACCGCGGGTGCAGGTGCGCCAAAAATGCCAGTAATTACATTAGCAATCATTAGCCTATTGCACCCACCACATACCATGTATCTGTGCCAGTTTTAATGCAAGCTGCTGATTTGTACTGTGCAAGTGTTGGACTGGCTGCAACTGCGCCCGCTGAAAGAACTGTGGTAGTGCCTGATGTAACTGCTGAAATAGTGCAAGTACCAACGCCTATATTAAGGACTGTGATTACTGTGCCTACAGCAAATGCCACAGAAGCATTTGTTGGTATCTTAAAAGCGATTGCAGTAGCTTTATTCATAGGCTGTAGCACTTGATATTGGTCGTTTAAGACTGCTGTGTAATCTGCTGTCTGTGCCGTATTTACTGTGAACGCCGTTAGCCCGTTAAACATAGCCGCCGAAAGCACATCGCCGGTCGTAGATGGAAAACCTGTTGCCATTTATATCTCCTAGTACGCCATTATGTTAGTGCCGATTATACCTGATATAGCCGAGCCTATGATGAAGCCTTCGACTATTGGCTCAAGTGTTGTCACAGTTACCTTCATGGAGTTTGGCGTTATATTCCAGTCCAGTCCTTGCGCTTGTAGTGTCTTAACGATCGTAGAGCCATCTGGCTGCACATTCGTAATCTTTAGGTTAGAAAAGTAATCTAAGCCAAGCATTGTTGCTGTTGGTACATCTGGATCAAGCAGATCGACTGTCATAGCATCGATGCGGATAGTTGTCTCAGCTCTAGTTGCCACATATATCTTGGCAATGTTCAGAGCATCTGCATTAGTCTGGGCTACCAGGTTAGTCTGATTAAGCTGATGAGAGAAGTACTTGGCAATCGAGGCTGCATTCTCTGAGACTTGCTCAGTACCACCGACAATAGTCATTCCTGAACTGTTGATGATCAACTTGTCATCAAAGGCAAAGACTAGGTTTGTGTAAGGGATGCCAGTAGTTTGATCAAACTCAATAGGAGTCTCGCCATACTTCTTGATTACATTAGTACGGTTTAGGAATACTGCTGTGCCTTCGTGATCTATAAAGAATGCGCCTTGCTCAGAGAACTCGGCGTTCTTTAAGGCGTCAAGAGTAGTTCGAGAAGTGCCTGGATCAACTTGGCAGGTTGTGTTGCCGGTATCTATGGTGCGCATCGATGTAGGCCAAGACACTTGATCAAGGATCTTGCCTATGCGTGTGCCAGTATCTTGCCCTGCTGTAGCGCCTGTAACGGTTGTAACGGTTGCCTGTTGCATAAGTCTGAACGCATCTGTGCATACAATATCCACATAGCCAGTTTCCTGTCCTTTAGGATAGGTGTACTTGTACTCGATGGTATAGCCAGAGAATAAGAAGTAACCTACGCCGCCGACTGTTGCCGATACGCGCAACTTGCGTAATGGAGTCAGGAAGCCAAAGTAAGGCGATGAAGTGTTCTGCGGATTAAAGTAACTGAGAGGATCGAGGACTCGAATAGTTGCTTGTCCAGCTTCGTAAGTGTCGCGCATGATGTTGCGTCCTCGACGAATGCTGATTGAATAAACGTCTGGAGTTAAATCAACTGTTGGTTCTGGAGTAGTAGTTGAGGCTAATGTGCCTGTGCCTAATACGCCGTATTTGATATCGCCAATAGTAAAGGGAATACCAAAGGTAGCGCCTGATGTAAAGTCAAAAGATACGCTTATCTGCGCAGGTAAGGTCATGGCGTAGGTGTCTCGGCGAATGATCCAGATCGACGGTTAATAGAAATCTTGTTGCCTGAAAGTGAATCATTAGTTTGTTTTACTGTAATGGCATCCGCGAGCATTGTGCCATCTACATATAGATCAACCTTAACGGTTGCAGGGAAGGCTTTGTTAAAGCTTGGATTGGCAGGAATGAAATCTGTCATATCGCCTAGACCTATGTCACCAAAATTTGAGGCAACTCCGCTAACACCGCTTGGAACTGCGCTAACTGCGATTGCTCTTACTTGCGCCTGAATAGCATCGAGGTAAGCAGCCCAACCAGCAAACGGGTTCTTAGCATCTGGCAAGTTCTTTAGATAAGCAATAAGCCCTGCGCTTAGTCCCTGAGCCTTGCCGATTTCACCCGCTAGTTTAGAAGCCTCTGTTGTGTTGCCGGTCAAAAGTGCTAATTGTAATTCTAGGCGTCTGCGTTCATCATCGCTGATCTGGCTTTTAAGGGCTGCAATAATCTGAGTCTGTTCAAGATCAAATATAGTGCCAGCCTTTTGTAGCGCTGTTTGTTCTTTAATGGCTTTAGTCTGTTTAGTAATTGCTACTGTTTGTTCTTTAGAACGCTTTAAGGTTGCCTTCTCGATTGCTGCTTTTTTAAGTTCTGCTGCAATAGCTGGAGTAATAGTTGCCTTAGAAGCAGGTTTAGCAAAGATGCCTGGAATTTTTGTAAATTGTAGGTTAAGTATTGTATCTAAAACTTTGAATGCTGTAGCAGTTCCTCTGGCGAATGAAGCCATAGCATTAGAGGCTGCATCTATTTTTGCAATTATGTTATTTAGTCCGCCTGGGCCGCCGCCGCCAAGAATTGTTAACGCATCTATAAAACCTTTACCGATAGTCTCTGAAGCGTTTGCGGCTGCAACATTTAACTTATCGAATGATCCAGCGTAAGTATTTACAGCAATCTCAGCTTGACCACCGAATAGATCGTTAATGCGTGTCTGGACTTCTTCGAAAGACATTGCTTTGAGTTGTGCTTGAGTGAGTCCAATTCCATATTTAGCAAGGGCTCGAGTCTGTCCTACATAAGCCTTGCTTAAATCTCCCGAAACTGTTACGACATCGACCCCACTTGCGGCAGACAGATTTAAAGCTGTGCGAAGTAATTGTTGGCTCTTGGTGACATCGCCGGTTGTGGTTAATAATCTCTGAAAGGCTGGTCGCAACTGGTCATCAAGGATTCCAAATTGCTTTTCCAAGTCGGCAATAAAGGTTTTAACTGCTGGATCAGCAAAGGACAAACCAAGGTTATCAAGTGATCGACTAAGAACACGAGCTGCCTTATCATCTGCTGCGAATGCTTTTGCAGCATTGAATCCAGCCCTTGCTAACTTTTGCGCAGTAAATAAACCTAAAAAGGATTTAGCAAGTGTGTTGACTTGTTTATTTAGACCAAGAGTTGATTTACTAGCATCAGCAAAGGCTTTCTTGCCTGAAAATACGGTTGCAATATCTATCTTTAGATCAGCCATTATTTGCCATCCGTTCTTGATCTAAATTTACCTGCTGAGTTTTCGATTGCTTTGATAACAGCAGCAGTTACTTTGCCTTGATCTTCTGCAAATGCTCTAAATATTACGCGACCAGTCATCTTGCGTGTTGATCTACCAACTTGTCCTTGCTGGCGAGGTCGAGCGTTAACCAAAGATCCAAGAGCATTAGCCCTGGCTATAAATTGCTTACCTGCATTTGGGTTCAGCGATTTGTTAACTTTATTTGATGTATCAATATAATCGCTAAACTTGCCTCGAGTAGAAGCCTGAGATGGTTGTCCTTCAGGATTCTTGCGCCCTGCTGTCTCGTAGATCGCTCCACCGGCGGAAGTGTTGATAATACGAGCAAGAGATACGAACCCACGTTTGTTAGGCTTAGACGGACTAGTCGAGTATTTAACTCCGCGCTTAGCTTCTGTCTGATCGTATTTAGGGAAGTGGCGATAGTTAGTTGTGTCTGCTGAGGAACTAGCTTTAGTCCATCCCGATAACTGCGATCCTGACGCTGGCATGAAGCCGCGAGCCTTATTTGTAATTGGCTTCAAAGCAGCTGCCATTTCTTTGGTTTGCGCTTTGGCTAGATCAGGCTCAAACTTGCGAAGTGCCTTGCGGAGTTTGTCAGCGCCTTTTAGCTCTACTGGCATCGCTCTGCTCCTTCGCTCTGTCTTTCAGGGCTTGTATTAAAGTCCTGAACATTGTGTGATCTAGTTCGATTAAAGTTTGGGGCGAGAGTCCTGTCTCAAGCGATAATCTCGCTACGAGATAGGTGAAGGACTCCCGCGTTACTCCAAAGGGTCATCGTCTAGAACCTCGACTCGCGTCAATGTATCTAAAAAAGACTCTCCGAAGGGTTTAACGGTTTCACCCGACCGACGGATTGCTTCCCAGCAGAGCCAATATACATCGGTCTGCTTTTCGTCATCTCTAAAGGCTTTGTGGAAACCCTTCTTTGCATACTGCTCGAAGGCGTACTCGATCGCTGGTGTGATCTGGTACTCGTTAACGCTTCCGTCTGCCCTTGTTACCTTTAGTTTTGCCATTGTTTGCCCCTTAGTTAGTAATTTAGAATGTGCCGGTTGTTGCTACTGCAACTGTACCGTTAACAGTCCAGGTTACGCTCTGAGTGCCAAGATCGCCAACAGCGCCGTTAATATCGGTTGTGTTGTTAACTAGGCAAGTCATTGTGTAAAGAGGGTTAGTTGCTGAAACGATTGTGCCTTTTGTCTGTAGCAAAACTACAGTTACAGAAGTACCCCAAGCAGCTTGCAAAGTTGCTAGAACGTTTGCTGTTGCTGTGTCATTGAGGAAGTCGATTGTTACTGATGAGGCTTCCAAGCCCTTCACGAACTTGTGGCCTGAGTCTCCCATTGCTGTCACTTCGAGTTCATCGAATGTGCGGTTAAGGGTAACTGATGTAACGTGGTCAGAAAGATCAACGGTGTTAACCTTGACGCCTACTGTGTTATTTAGAAATACTGCCATTTAGGTTATTCCTCGTCTTTCTTAGTAGATGGTTTTGGTGCTGTTGGTGCAACCTGCCCGATCTTAATCAGGAAGGCTTCTTGCTCTTTTTCCCACTCGGA